CGCAACGCTGGGCGTAAAGATTGGTAACGAGGTTTTGCGTAACAAAGCTCAAAACTTTTTTAATCAATCAGATGTTATTAACAAACGGCTTGAGTTTAAGAACATGTATCGGGCTGCTGAGCGCACGATGGCAGAGCGGGCCGAATACGAAAAGCTAGGAGAAAATTATTTTCTTCAAAGGGCTATGACGGAAATTGAATCTCCGTTAAAGGCTGCGGCAGGTACCAACTACGATCCGCAAAAGTACAATACCATTAAAATGACGTTAGCTCAAAAACGCGCACAAGAACTAAAAGCCAACTACGAAAAAACTATTAACGAAGCTGAGCGTTTCATTGCTAATGCAGGCGCAGACCCTGAGTCTTACGACAAAGCGCTATTGTCTACCAAGCCACAAACCATTGGACAAGCTGTACGCATGTCAGTCTCTAATTACTTTGGAGGCGACGACAATGCAATGCACAACGCAAACCTCAATACTCTTGAAACATCCTTGAGTAAATACAAAGAAGCTTATGCTCAGACTAAAAATCCTTGGGCTTCTCGTAGTGTTGCCCAGTTGTTCGAAGACTTTAAAGACTTTGATTTTGGGGATGCTCCCTTAAGAATTGAAGAATCTAAAAACATTAAAGTCCCCGATGGTATGGGTGGCACCACAGAACAAACGGCTCTTGTTGTAAAACAAGCAGGACAGATTGTAAGCTTTGTTGATCCTACTACTCGGAAGCCTATTGTGCAGCCTGTGGCTGGCGACAATGCTCGGATCAAGCGTCAGCGTCTTCCTGAGCCTGTTGTTGAAGGAACTCGCCAAAGTCTTTTGTCATTGTTGGATGTTAACTCTGGTGCAGGTAAAACTATTTCAGAGTATTACTCAACTCAAAGTGGTGATGATCCTCGTAACACTGACAGAATTAAAGGTGCTAAGAACGATATTTTTGGTGGCATCTATCAAACATCTGTAGCTGTAAAGGAACGACTGCCTGTTAGGGATGATGTTGCTCTTCTTGTTTCTGCAGAAATGCATGCCATGAACATTGAGAATACAACCGAAAAAGAAACCTTTTTAGGTTTTTCTTTTGGAGAAAAAAAAGCTCCGCAATACAATTTGCTTGCAACTCGGGATAGCTTTAGTCCTATCCTGGCTCTGGCGGCTTTAGAGCGCATTGAGAAAAAAGAATCTGGTTCTCAGGTGGGCCTCAACGAACGGCGCATTGCAACCTTAAGGGCCGGAATCCTTAACAACGCAACAGATGCAGATTACATGGAGTCCTTTGGAGACTTGTCTTTGGCTTCAAAGCTCTATACTTTGCGCTGGATGAAAGACTACGACACGTTTAATCGCCCCATCAACAATGCGGGTGAGACCATCATTAGTCGCCTTATGTCTACTTATGGCCTTCAAGGTAAAATCTAAATGAGTTATTTATTAGATAAAGATACTAAACCTGCTAATAGTATTTTTGGTGACTTAGACCTCAATACTTTTAAAAAAGCCCCTGAGCCTAAGTATGTTGCTCCGGTAGGCCCTGCTCCGCTTTTTGGTGATGTAGACACTAAGTATCTTACTTCTAGTTATTTGTATGCTAAAGATGATAGCCAACTAGCCCAAGATGTTAGGATGGCTGCGCCGGACCTTGCGCCAGAATCCGTAACTCAATTCGAAGAAGACCCCCAGGTTATTGAGCGCTTTGATCGACTGACAGACTATCTTGCCAACAACGATACTTTCACCAGTGCCCTTGTTGACCCCGGCAGTTGGGGAAGCAATGATGATGTTGTAGAGTTTTTGCGTGATGATGTTGTACGCATTGGCTCTAAGCTCAACAAAGCAATGTTGATGGAAGACGCCCCTGATCAAATCAAAGAAGACTATCGATACCTTCAAGAACGCTTTGATAAGGCAGAATTGAGTGGCATTAAAGAATACATGGGAGCCTTCTTGGATTATGGCTCTGATGTTGTCTTTAACCCCGAGACTCTTGTTGGTGTACTGGGTACTATCTTTAGTGGTGGCTCAGGTTCTGGTGGGGTTGCAGCGGCCCACACGGGCGCCAGATTGGCTCTCTCCAAGGCGCTAGGAAAAGCCGCAGCAGCTACCAGCATCAACACCGCAAAGGGCGCAGCGGCCTACGCAGGCGTCTTTACGGGCCTTGATGACTATGCAGCTCAATCGCTCGACATGTCCATTGACAACCGCGAAGAATATGATCCGGTTCAGACTGCAACGGCAACTACCATTGGGACTGCAAGCGGTGCTGTGTTGTTTAAGGCCGGACAGGCTGTTGCATCCCGCATTAACCGCAAGCGCGTTGAAGATGAATTCTTCACAGACTTTACGATTGAGGATGGCCCTGACTTTAATCAACGGGCCCGTGAGGCCTTTGAAGCTGCTCGACGCCAAGATGAGGCTCGTGCGGCTGCTATGCCCGGAACCGAAGTAGGCTTCCCTCGTAGTGCCCCAGAGTTGTTGGACAACTTGACTCCTAGGCTTCAAGGGCCTCTTGAGGCTGATGATCTTGTTGACGATGAAATCATTAAACGTCTTGCTGCCGACATTGGTGGTGGTCAACAGACTGAACAAGAAATTATTGATGCGGCTATTGCGGCTTCTCGCAAAGAAAACCCCGAAGCCAAACAAAATGCGTTCATGAATAAGATTTATCGTTTAGCAGCAGGCGCCACTTCTAGCATGTTTGGTGGTAAATCTGCTGGTATTCTAAGCCCATACGCCAAAGGTTCAGCAACCGCTCGTATCCTTCAGCGGAAACTAAGCCGTGAGTTTGGTAAGGTATGGCGTGGGCCTCAAAAACTTATCCGCGAAGACTTAGCAGAAGCCCAACGTAACATTACGGGTCAATTCTATGAAGAATACTTGTCTATTGTTGAGCCTATCGCCCTAAATAAAATTAATGGTAAGCTCAAGGATAACGTAAACGATGCGTTGAATCTTGTTGTTCGTGGAGATACGTCTGACAATCAGGCTATCAATGCTGCAGGTCTTAAGATTCGTAATCTTTATGAGACTCTTGGGGACAAGCTGCGAGCTGCAGGCATCATTGATCACAAGGTTGAAAACTATACGCCTCGTATGTGGAACCGTAAAGCCATCCAGAATAATAGCGAAAAGTTCCAACAACTTCTTGTTGAAGAAGGAGAGGCCGCTAACTTAAATGAAGCTGCTCGTATTGTTGAAGAAATGCTAGACAAAAAGAACCAGCTTGATGGTGGTACGTCCGGTCATTTTTTCTCAGCTAAGCGGCGCTTCGAAAACATCAAAGACGATTTCAAGTTCAACGAGTTTCTTAGTGAAGATGTAGAGTCTACCCTATACAACTACATTTATCAAGCCGGTCGTTCGTTGGCTAAGAAGCGTGTGCTGGGTGTTCGCAACGAAGCAGAGTTTGAAGCCAAGTGGTTAAACTCCATCATTCGCGAAACTAAACAAAGTCAAGGCCGTTCTTTAAGCAACTCTGAACGCAAACAAATTATGGACCTTTATCGTTTTGCAACTGGAGAAAATGTTGATCGATTTGGCGATACTGTTCAAAATATTGCAGATGGCTATAGTTTTGCTAATCGCATTGCCTTGCTTCCGCTTGCTACACTTTCTTCGTTATCGGAAGTATTTATTAACATTAGTAAGGCAGGGGTTGTTAACTCCATCAAAGGCTTTGGAGAAGCTGCAGAAACAGCTTTCACTGGGATAAGTAAAGGTACCCACGAGCTTCTAATGAACAAACACGGTCTTACGGCCAAAGAAGCTTGGCGTGAAATGTATGAGCATAGCCTTGCAATGGAACAAGGTCTTTCTCAAGTAGGTAACCGCTTAGCCGGTGATGATCTTCTTAACGAGACTATGCAAAACGCATCTAATAAATTCTTTAGAGCCAACTTACTAGATCAATGGACTAAGTTTGCTCAGTTGACTTCCTATGCTACGGGTAAGCGTCTAGTTGAAAACAACATCCGTGATATTGTAGAGCATGGTAACGCTAAAGTCACTAGCCGCATCCAAAACAAAATGGATGAGTTGGCTGAGTTAGGCATTGATCTTGATGCTGCCCGTCAGTGGTACCAAGGTGGCGCCAAGATTGACAACGACTTTTATGGTGAAGTTAAGAAGGCTGCGGCTCGCTACACCAATGATATTGTGTTGCAGCCTACGGCCATGTCAGGCCTGAAACCCCGACTGTATACTAACCCCAAGACCTCTATACTCTTTCAGCTCCTGGGCTATCCTGCGGCCTTTACAAACACTATTCTCAAAGGGGCTGCAAAGCAGTTGGTCCGTAACCCCACTCAGAACGCAGGGAAGATTACAGCGGCTGCATTGATTATGACTGAGGTTCAGCGAGGCCTTAATTACATTCGTTCTCAAGGTGAAAGCGAAAACCTTAAAGAGCCTTGGGAGGCTCGTCTAGAAGCCGTAAAGCGTTGGGGCGGCAACGGTTTGTTGTTTGATCAAATGGAACGGGCTGCTAAGACAGCTCAATATTCTAATAGACTTTTTTCTTACTTGACTGCACCTTTTGGTCCGTTGCCTGGAGATGCTATTAATTTTGTCAACAAACCTATCACTACATTAGGAACTAAAGTTCCTGGTTATGCAGCAGGCAATATGATTTTTGGTCAAGAGACCATGCGTCAATATCGTCGAGATTTAGGAGAAGCAGACAGGGCCCTTCAAGAAAAATTCATTAAAGATTTTGAATACGATCCTAGACGCTCTGAGTTTGCTAAGGGTGGTATTGTTAATGTACCACAGGCTCCGGCTGAACCCGATGAGCGTATTGACAAGATGACAGGCCTGCCCTATAACATTCAGGCAGGCTCAGCCTTTATTGATGAAACAGACCCAGAAAAAACTCTATTAGGATAAAGTATATGTCTCTTGCATCTCGTATAGCTCAGAACATTGCACAGCGCACAGGCGATATTTTTAAAAAGTCTCTTGTGCGAGAAACCGCTGAGACTGCTAGTAAGAGTATTCCGCCACAGTTTCAATACAATCCAGATATGCCCGATGTTCCATATGATGAAGCCTTCGACGAGATTGATGATTATATTGATCTTTTGAGTGCAGCATATATGGATGAAAAGATTGATATGCCTATGTCTGAAATCCGCGAAAAGTTTTCGCAGTTTCTTGATGATAAAAATAACCTAAAAGGTGGCGAAGATTTTAGTTTAGCGCGAGGTTACACCGAAGAACAAATTGCAATCAATGAGGCTGCAAATCAAATGCAGGAAGAAATTGATCCTGACAAATCAATATTAAACGAAGTAATTAAAGTATTAAATCCTTTAAGGGAACAGGCTGTTAAGTTCCAAGCTAACGTGCCCGAAAATGCTGTGCTTCCTAGAAAGGCTAAGCCGCTTGTAGATTACTTTGCTCGTGAAATTGATTTGTATGAGGAGCTGCCGCAGACCGAGAATCTTTCTAAAAAGGGCTTAGCACATGTTGCTCGTAACTTTGTTATTGATGCAATGAATGATGAAGATACTAAAGAAATTGTAGACTTAATTATTCGTGAACTGCCTAAAGAACGAGCGGACCTAGACCCCACTGATGTTCTGTTGCCTGATATGCGTGAGCAGGCTTTAGAAAATTACCTTAAAGGCTCCGCAGAAACTCAGACGATCTATCGGGCTGTGTCTTCCTACAACAACCTTAATTACGATATTGGGTTTGCTATGCCCCGAGAGGTTGGTGTGCATGTTGGTACTTCGGGCCAAGCTAACACTGTTGCGGCTCGGGCCTTGTTGCCTGAATACTCTAGTGAGTTTACGTTGCCTCAACGGGGTGGAGAACAAGTAGACCCTTCAGAGTTTGGTGAGTTCTTTGAAGAAGAGGCTCAAAAGTTTCTTAGGCCCAAAACCGAATCAAAGCCCATTACCATGCTCAAAGGTTACATTCGCGTTAAGAATCCTTTAACACTTACTACAGACATGAAGAACTGGGACGCTACCGTTATTCTTACTGAAGGCGGAATTAACGACATTGAAAATGCTATGCTCCGACAAGGCGTCAAAATTACTGGCGACCTTAAAGATGAACTAGAAGAGCTTACTGTTTTTGCAAATTATATTAACGAAAGACCTGACCCTTATAAGAAGGGTCTATACCTTGATACTTTTAAGCGTAAGCTCATGCGCTTTGAAACCAACAAACGGTTCCAAACGTGGTTGATGAAGGCGGGCTTTGATTCTATTAAGTATCGAAATGAAATAGAGCCTTCTCTTGTTGGACAGGACGACTGGTCATACATCCTTTTCAAGCCGCAACAGTTTAAGTCTGTTAATGCTAAACGTTATGATCCAAAAGAACCTCGCGATATGCTTAACGAGGGTGGCTACGTCATCAAGTCCGGCGACACCCTGTCTCAAATCGCCAAAGATAATAACACAACTGTGGCTGAGCTTGCAAGGCTTAATAACATCGAAGACGTTAACAAGATTTATGCAGGCCAAAAACTAAATCTAAGTCAGCAAGTTGAAGAGGCTATGAAGCCCGAGCCTAAACGGGCACCAGAGGTTAAGAAGGCTCCTGAGCAGCCCAAAAAATCTGCTGAGCCTGAAGAGGATGAAAGCTTTAACCTTAACCTAGACTTCGCAAAACAATTTGTGCGTGGATTCTTTAAGACTGGTGATCAAGAGACCGAAGACTTTAGTGACAAGCTGCGGGGTGTGTTGCGTGATGCGGCCCGTAATGCAGTTCAAAAGAACCAAGAGTATATCACCTATAAAGAATATCCTCAACTAGCCTCTGGCGAATCTGCTCAAGACTGGGTTACTGGTCGTCGCCAAGGAGGCTTCATGGATAAGCTTAAGGGCTTGTTTACCGATCCAGTCTTGAATGCTGTTGTTACTGTTGGTCAAGGAAACCTTGTGCGTGAAGATGGGCGTGTATACTTTACCGACGAGTATGATTTTACACCCATTGATAAAGACTATTCTGAGCTGGGGGCTTACGGTAAGGTCCGCAAGTGGGCCGGTGAGAACTTCCCAGAAGAAGGTAATAAGGTCCGAATTGATATTGGTTCAGAAGAAGAAATATTTGGAATGCCTAAGGTTGCTATGGACCAACAAGACACTGACACCCTGGGGGTTTAATGCAAAAGCTGCTTGATATGTTGAAGCGCCATGAAGGCGTAAGGCATTATGTTTACGATGACCACCTAGGTTACGCCACTATTGGTGTTGGCCGGTGTGTTGATAAGAACGTAGGCCTTGGACTATCTCACGACGAGATTGAATACCTGCTGCAGAATGATGTTAACCGGTGTATTGAGGAGCTAGACTCCAATTTTACATGGTATCGGAATCTCTGTGAAGCCCGTAGGGACGCCATGATTAACTTGGTGTTTAACCTAGGGCTACCACGCTTGAAGAAGTTTGTAAAGGCTCTGGCGGCTATGGAGGCCGGTAACTACCAAGAGGCTGCAGTAGAGTTCCTTGACAGCCGCTGGGCCAAGCAGGTAGGCACCAGGGCCCTTGAAGTCACTCACATGATCAGGAGCGGTGAGTATGTCTAATCGTGTAGACAAGGACAAGATGAAATGTAACAAGCCCAAGAGGACTCCGAAGCACCCCACTAAATCTCATGTGGTTAAGGCCTGTGAAGGCGGTAAAGAGAAGGTCATTCGGTTTGGTGAGCAAGGCGCAAAGACTGCGGGGAAACCCAAGTCGGGCGAGTCTGAAGCCATGAAGAAAAAGCGCGCAAGCTTTAAAGCTCGACACGCCAAGAACATTGCGAAGGGTAAGATGAGTGCAGCCTATTGGTCTGATCGCGAAAAGTGGTAAATATGAGCAAAGTGGTAAAGTTAGATAGTGGAAGATATGCTAAATCTTGTCCTCAATGCAAAAAAGAACAAACGTATCTTCGAAAAGCCTATGCAGAAGAGTCTTTACGTTTAGGAAAGCTATGTAAAAGCTGCTCAAATAAAATTACTGATAACTGTAAAAGAGAGTTTTATGAGTGTATTAGGCTTTCTTGGTTTAACAAATTTAAAGTCGGAGCAGAAACAAGAGGAATTGTTTGGGATTTAAGTATTGAATCTGTATATGAATTGTATGTTGCACAAGAAAAAGTTTGCGCTTTATCAGGAATGCCAATAGGATGGGCTGAAGTTGGCGCAATACACACAGCTTCTTTAGATCGTATTGATTCAAGTCTTGGCTATACTTTAGACAATGTTCAATTAGTACATAAAGACGTAAACATGATGAAACAATCTTACAGCAATGAAAGGTTTGTTGAAGTGTGTAAAGCCGTAGCTAATAAGGTGAAATGGTAATGCCAATCAACAAAGTAGAAGGTGGTTATCGCTGGGGGACCAGAGGCAAAGTCTACAAGACTCGGAAGGAAGCAGAAAAACAAGCTGCTGCTGCATACGCTTCTGGTTATAGAGAACGTAAAGCCAAAGGAGGTGAGAGCCGAGTCAATGAAGCTGGTAACTATACAAAGCCAACTCTACGGAAACGCCTCTTCGAACAAATTAAAGCCGGTGACAAAGGCGGCAAGGCCGGACAATGGTCAGCACGAAAGGCCCAAATGCTGGCGAAAGCCTACAAAGACAAAGGGGGCGGATACACCTAAGATGATCTTAGCGCCCGCACCCAAAGCACAAAGAACAGAAGAATAAGAGCAGGCTGCAAGAAAACAAAGATAACAATGTTGGCTAGCTCGTATCCCATACCAGTGTAGTAGCCAATAACCTCTAGCACCCACACACAAAACTCAAAGAATTGGTGAATCATGTCGTTAAAAAAACCTCAAAAGTCTTTAAAGAAATGGACGAAGGAAGAATGGGGAACTAAGTCTGGCAAGCCCAGCACCCAAGGGCCTAAAGCAACAGGTGAAAGATACCTACCCAAGAAGGCCCGAGAAGCTCTAACGTCCTCTGAGTATGCAGCAACCACCCGTAAGAAGCGGGCTGACACCAAAGCCGGTAAACAATTCTCAAAGCAACCTCCAAAGATTGCGGCTAAGACTGCTCGCTCGCGCCGTGGTTAAGGGCATCTAGTTCAATCTCTATCTTGTCATGAAGGTCTTCAAAGGCTGCAAAGGCTACATCAAGAATCTTGTTGATGATCTGTTGGTCGCCTTTGTCTTTGAAGACCTTTGACACATCTTCTCGTGGTAGGCGGCTAAACTCAGAGCCTAGCACACCCTTCCCGTCAAAGTAAATCCTAAAGCCTACTACGTTCCCTTCACGCAAGGGACACCTCGTCATTCAGAAAATCCTGCACCAATAGAAGTGCATCCTTCCTATCCTTGGATTCAGTGATCAAGTCTAACTGATTCTCAACGGCCTCATTAAACTTATCATGGTCATGAAAGGCAAGGGGGTTATGTAACATAATCTCAATGTTCATGATATGTTTGTTTATATCTGAGTCGTAATAATCAAGTAAAGTGTTAATAATATCGTTAGGTTCAATCATGACTAACTTCCTCAATGAGTCGTTGTACCCGTGCCCTAGATGCTAACCCACATACAGGGCAAAAGTCAACATGCTCTAGCCTTTCGTTTGCTACAGGACCGGCAACCATCCGGCCCGTAGCTCCATACTCCTTAGAAATAATTCCATGCCTAAAGCAAAGGTGTGTTACTTCATCATGGGAGTTCACAAGCACCCCCAACACACGCTAGCTCCTGGGAGCCTTCAGTAACATCTGACTCCTCGACAATATCCCAGTCAACAATCGTGGGCTGAGCCTTAAGAAGATCGGTGTACTTGTCTTTATCAATGGCCTCATAGGGGGCTTGTTGATAAGTGTGGTCGCTGTAGGGCAGGAAGCTAACCCCAGAGACTTCATCGAAGTTATTATACATCCAGTTACCGATCTGCAGGAATTCGTTATCACGATAGTAGACAGTAATGGATGGCTTGTGTTCACACCAATGCTTCTGATATGTGTCCCAAATCTCTAGCTGCTCAATGCCCGTCTGGTCTGAGGCGAACACAGCGTTGCTAGGGGCGTTCTTAGGGAACGAAAAGACCTTAGTGGTGGGTGACATTACGTCCACCTCAGA